CTCCCCCCATTTTTCCCCCTAAAATAATTTTAAGTCAATCTACTTTTTCTTGAAAATGTCTGCGCCCTTGAGGCCGTATATACTAGCCACGACTCCGACAAAGAGGGTCTGGTACCAGAAAGGCAGATTATTGAACTGCTCAAAGAACATGTGCAATTTTTCTTGTATCTGCGGATCATCTGAGAATACCGACCATATCAATAAAATCACTGGGGCACTTACGAGGATCAAAACAAACTCGTCTTTCCATCCTTTGTCGTTTGACTGTCTTACAGCTGCTTGATACTCGACTTCGCCGTTAGCCATTTTCTGTGCATGCAACATCGCAGCATCTGACTCCAGCATTTTACGCTGCTGTCTGTTTTTCATTATATGTGTGCCAGCGCCTATTGCTAGTTTGACTACGTCAAGTATCATATGATTATGTGATTATGCCTAGTATTAGAACTACAACTACTACACCAACTGCAACAGTGACCCACTTGTGGTCTGTCCAATAGTGCATAATTTTTTCTTTTATTGAATCGATCATGCTCGTCTCCTCTTTTGTTTTATGCCGGCTTCGTTAAGTGCGATAGCTACGGCTTGTTTCCTATTCTTTACTTTTTTATTACTTTGTCCAATGTTTAATTTACCTTTTTTAAACTCACGCATTACCTTACTAACTTTCTTTTGTTTTTTGTCGGTAGTTTTACCAAGTTGTGATCTAGATATAGCCATTAAATAAATGCATTTTTGTATTCTGGTGATGATATAAATTGGTCAAATTCTTCTCTTGTGGTTGGTTCTTGACCACCAAAACCCATAAAACCTTTGTCTTCCATTTGTTTTATTTTATTAAATAAAGAATCTTTTGATTGAAAGTCTAAACTTTGCATTGGTGTTTTCATAAAGTTCTTTTGGTCTTCAGTAAGCTCTGCAAACTGCATCGGCATTCTAGTTGGTTTAGTGAAGTCATAAACACCTGGACTAAACATTTGATTGGTTCTTTGCAAATTTTGAAAATCTGGTAGCGATTGTATACCTGTCTGCTCTTCATATTGTGGGTTTAGTATGTTTCTCATTATTATACCTAGAGGTGAAATTTTTGAATAATTACTAGCTAGTTTAGCAATGCCTTGTTTAAATTCAGGCCTTGAAAAAGTGTTTCTTAAACTTTCAATAGGTCCCATTCCAGTTGTTCTATTCAACCCTATAGCTTCGTTTAATGCACCAAGTCTGTTTAGTTGTGTGTTTGTTATTCGGTTTCTTCTAGCTAAATCTCTTAAACCCCCTCTTTCTTCGTCCATTCTAGAGACCATGCCCTCAATGCCTGATGCAGTTGGTGATACTTGTTTTGCCTCTGCAGCTTGTATAGCCTCTTGTGCGGCTTTTGCTTTTCTTGCTGCTAAAGATCTAGATCTAGCCTCTTCGTTTGATCTAGTTATTGCGTCACGTAAAGAGTCTGAGTATTTTGTCCCACGTCTGTTAGCAATATTTGCTCGCATATTAGCAACAGCTTGTGGTGTGGTTGTGGTGCCTCTTCTTGATCGACCTTGACCATCACCACCACGAGATGGTCCACCAAAGCCTCTTCGACCCCCTCTAAGTCCACCTCTTTGACTTTGTCCTTGCATTATTTTTTTTCTCCTACTACTGCTGTCATTTCTTTTATACCATCTTTTGCAAGTGATACACTAGCTCTTAGTTTTTGATGCTTGTCATTTAGCTCCATTTTGTCCTCTGCAAGCTCTCTAGCTTGTAATAATCTGGCCTTATCGAGGTTTAATTGGTCCTCATCTTCCTTCTTTTTTCGCATATTTTCTTGTGCTCTAAGCTGTACTTCGTCGGCTTTTAGACGCAATAATGGGTCATTATCTATCTGATTTAAGACCTTTTTCTCCTCTTCTAGGTACTCTAAAGTGGTTTCAGCTATCAAAACAGCCTTTCTAGACTCCATTTGGGTGTTTAATTTCTCTAATTGACTCTTAATCTCCATCATTTGAGGGTTTTGTTGCACCATTTGAGGATTAGCGGCGGTCATTTGTTGTAATTGTTGCGTCATTTGTTGAACTTGCGCTATTTCTTCCTTAAATTCAAGCTGAACTTGCTCTTGTGCCATCAAACTTATGTGTTCTAGTATGTTTTTTTGTATTGAAGCCAAAATATTGGGGTTTGTACGTGCAATTTGTGTACCCATGAAGGCTAAATGCGCTTTCATGTGCGCTGTGTGGTCTTGATTAGGAAAAGCTTTGATAGCTTTACCCGATAAAGCGTTAATATGTTCTACACTTGGGTCCATTGGAGACGCTTCTGGAACAGGTGGCATCAAAGAATCTATATCTTTTACACCTAACGCTTCATACATTGATCTATAGGCAGCAGGAAGGTTGTGCATTCCAGGATTTGACATAGCCATCTGTAATGCTGTTTGTGCAAGTTGTATTCTCTGTGTTTGTGAAAATATGTTTGGATCTGCTACAGGTATAATATCTACTTTTTGATCAAAGTCTGTTGCTTTAATCTGTCTTTGTCCACCTACGACATCATACGGATAAGTTGGTGGTAAGTATGTTGCAAATACACCAGACAATAACATGAATTCTTTTTTCATAGATTGATACAATCTTTTGTGAATAGCAGACATAACCCGCGAGCCACGCTCCAATAATGCAACTGTCGTGCCAACTGCTGCACTTTGATTACCATCGCCCACTTGCATATCAGCAATAGACGCGAACCGTTGCCCTGCTTGTACAACCACACCCATCAAAGACAATAATGTTTGTGATGGTTCTTTAAACGGTAGTATTTTGAAAGCATCGTCTAGTCTTCCACCAGGGGCATCAACATCACGAAACTCGCCCGGCTGCAACGGTTGTGCTTCATCACGAACTCTGATGCCTCGCATCTTAAATCCGGCTGGTAAATTTGACAAGGTGCCGGCGTCTAGAAGCTGTCTCAATGCTGCAGTTGCAGTTCGAGACAATCCACCGATCATGTGTATAAGGCCGAATCCATAGAAGCCTAGTCCTGGTAAAAACTTAAAGTGTACAAAGTAATCTTTTCTTCTTCTTGTTGGGTCTTGTGCGTCGAAATTTCTTCTTATCGATAAAACTTTCCCTGTGCCCTCATCAACAGTCACAACGTACGGGAGTTTAATTTCTGTTGGTTCTCCTGTTTGTGGATTCATGTCCTGAAACCCGTCCAGGTCTAACTCTGTGTGACATTCTATTATTGTAAATACTTCGTCTTTGCTTGTTCCTGAAGTTCCTTCCAAATCATTTTTTGATTCTTTTATGTCGTCTTCATCATAAGCAGGTGAGCCTAATTCAATATCTAAATAAAAACCTGACACCTGCATTTTTCTCATTTCGTTTGCTGGCATCTTTACGATGTGCATTATCGTGTCTGCTTCTTCAAGCGAGTTTGCACTGTAAGGTACAATTAAATCTTCAGCAGGCACAAACTTAGAAACACATCTACCAAGATTAAAATCATAATAAACTTTTTTAAATGCAGAACCTGCAAGTGGTAAGTTAAATAACATCTGATCAAACTCAGGCTCGTACTCAGGCATCTCACACATAAGTTGATAATTCATAAATTCTTTTACTCGTTCTGCTTGATCACTTTTTATTTTGCTTGGCTTACCCATAACACGTGTTCTGACTGGACCATCTGATGGTAATAATTCTTTGTATGCAAGAGACTGAAACTGTGTAACTGCTTCTGCTAGCACAGGGTGTGTTGCACCACTTGCACCTTGAAAAGGTTCTGTTCTGTCTTCGTATTTAAAACCTAATAGGTCTAGACCTTTAATGTAAGACTGTTCCCAATCATCACGTGATGATTTGTAATCTTCAAAAGCTTCTATTAAATCAGATCCTATAGGATCTAAAATATCTTCTTCTAAAAATTCTGCTAGGTTTGCGTTAGGATCATTTGCAGCGCCAGTTTGTATTGCCATTGCAGCAGGATCAAAATCTATTTCCATACCACCATCTTCAGTTGGTGTCATTTCAATTGGTTGTTTCGGTGGTTCTTGTGGTAACTGTATCTCTTGTCCTTTTTCTTTTGGACCAGGTATATCCATTTTAGTTCTTATTACGTTGGGTAACGCTTTATCTACTGTTGCCATTATGATGCTTTCCTTCTAAATAATGTTCCTACCCCACCCATGTTATATCCTACTCTGCCACCTTTTGCAAACTCTTCACCTGTTATTGGGTTTTTGCCTGAAACGCTTGGGTTCGGGTTTGTTTGTGTTTTTCTAAATTTTTCTGCTGCTTCATCTAATTTTTGGCCCGATGTTTTTACAAGGTTAGCCCATGACTCCACACCAAATTTTAAATCGTCGTATGTACCACCGCCTTCATAATCACCAATGCCTTCTCCTGGTCCTTTCATAAATTCATCTGCTTCAAATGAGTTTGGATTTTTAGAAACTTTTTTACCTTTTTCTGTTACCGTAATATTTTCTTCACCAGGTATAAATCTTAACTCAGTTGCCTGCATGTCATCACCTCTACCAGAAATTTCAATTGTTCCGTCTTGTTTATATTCTGTCATATATATTTTTTTGTTCGGTAAACTAGGATCTGTAAATTCATAGAAGTCATATCCTTCTCCTTCTTTAACAGCTTTATAATCCGCTTTTATAAGTTTACCTTCTTTTCTAATTTTATTTACAAGTGACGGAAACCAAATAGGCATACCTTCTGCTGTCAATGGTGTTTTAGCTGCACCCTTTGCTACAACCTCTGCAATTTCTTTTGCACCTCTAGGCATAAACAAAGTTGCCAGTCCTGCACCCATGGCTCCTAAAAAATTACGTCTTGTTATCTTTGGTCCGCCGCTACCTTCCTTAAATCCAACACGACCGCCCTTTGCATTCAATGTTCTGTCTGTATCAAACGGTGATTTGTAAACTCCTGTTTGCGCACCTTCTTGATATGCTTTTTGCACCTCTTCCATTTTTTCTATTGCAGTCTCAAGCTCCCCTGGTGTCATGGCCGTCTCCGCCATCTCTCGTCCTCGAGCCATATCAGCTTTTGCTTGATTCCCTATAGACTCCATAGCCTTTTCAAGATTACCGCTTTTGACTAAATCGTCCATGCCACCGCCCATCATGGTTTCCATAATTGCTCTTACTTTTTCAGCTTCAGCTTTTACAGCGTTTATGTCATCAGAATTTTTTATAATGTCAAAGTCAACATCGCTTACATCTAAACCCATGATTTCAAGCTGTTCTTTAACTTCATCTGTTCTCGCCCTTATTTCTTTTAATTCTTCATTTATTCTACCCCCTGATCTAATAAGCTCTTGTTCTCGTGCAAGTTGATCATCCAACATTGGGTTGCCTGTTGGTTTTAATGGTAAATCGTTTGCCTCTTCCAAAAGTTCTTCCACAAACTCTTCTTTGTTCATTATATTTTGATTTTCTATATAAGCACCGATCATATCGTCATCTTGCATAGTTGTTCTTTTTGGATCGCCTGGTGGATAAGCCTCGTTCATTTTATCAACAATTAGTTGTTTTACATCCTCCATGTTCCTATTTGTTGACGATGAAAGGCCTCTAATAAAAGGATGTTCGTTGCCTGTTAGTTTTGACACAGGTGTTGCAAAACCCAACTCAGCTGGATCATCGGTTGCTATTCTTTGTAGGATTCTTTGTCGTTCCAATACATCATTAAGGCTTTGTCCTTGGTTAAGACGCAAGTCTTCAAACTCTGAAAACGACATGGTGTTATCAAGACCATTATCAAAAAACTGTTCACGTAAAGCGTCATCAGTAAATTCGCCCACTCTATTTTTTCTTTGTGTGTCAGTAAAAGACTCTGGTCGATAGCTGAAAACTTCTGCCTCAACATTACCTTCTTCATCAATTATCTTTGGGCCTTTTTTAAATTCACCTGATTTAGTTGTTTCATCAAAACCACCAGTGACTTCATTTGGTTCTGTTTTTCTAACGTCTGTTGCAAAATCATCTAGTGCTTGTTGTCCTTTGGTTGATTGTGCAATTCCACTATCAGAAGTTTTAAATAAGCTTGCTAAAAATTTTCTAAACTTTTCGACCATTAATAATACGTCCTTCGTTGTTGTGGTAAAGGTTCATCATCATAGTCTTCTGGATGTTCCACAAAGCCACCTTGTCTAAATCTCATTACGGCTTGAGTCATGCTGTCCACTAGGTCATCGTGTTCACCAAGTGGGAATGCAGCGCACTCCTCTATAACCTCTTCAGCAAACTTACGGTCTGGATACCAAACCATGCCCGCCTCGAATAATGGCGCAACAGCGTTTACTCTTGTATGTTTATCATTTCCCTTGCTGGGTGTAAAGTTAATAACCGGTATGCCCATCTGTCTAAGTTCATACGTAAGCGGGAGCCCCGATGCTTTAGCCTCGATTATAACGGTTTCTGGTGACCAATAGTCGTATTGTTCTTTTGCAACTCTGCGTAGTTCGGGGAACTCGTACCGGTCTTTTATGGCATCCAATAGTATCAAATGTGCTTCGCCTTCTTCGTTTGGATAGAACACACCCCACGTAGTTATGGCGCTGTAGTCAGCTGTTTGCTTTTTCATAAACGCCGTATCGTAAGATTGTATAACATGTGCAAGTGGTGGTAGGTCTTGCTTTGGCCATTCTTTCCACCATTCACGTTTTATAATACTACCCTCTTCTGCGGTTGGGTTTTGCTGATACTGTGCATTCCATTTACCGATTGCAACAGATGCTTTTACTGATTCTAATTCTTCTAGTTTCCAATACCCTGGCCATACCGGTTTACCCGATGGCATGATTGCAGGAAACTCTATGACCTCCCACTGATCTGCTTTTAATTCTTTTTGTGCTTTTATTAATTTACCTGTTAGGTCTGCCACGTTCCATCGTGTCATCACAAGTATGATTCGTCCACCAGGTTGTAAACGTTGTCGTGGACCTGATGTATACCATTCCCAAGCGCGGTCAAACGATGCTTGATTCATTGCATCTTGTTCCGAGTGTGGGTCATCTATAATCATGAGGTCTGCACCACGACCTGTAATTGATCCGCCAACACCAGCTGCATAGTATTCACCGCCTTGATCGGTTTCCCATTTACCTGCTGCTTTGGAATCTTCTCTAAGTCTTGTGTTAAATATGTTTTGATAATCTTCACTATCAATAACTGTTTTTGCTTTACGACCAAACCTAACTGCAAGTTCTGCATTGTGTGTGGCTTGTATAATTTTTAATTTAGGATTGTTACCAATCATCCATGCAGGCAATAAGTTTGATGCAAACTCAGACTTGGTATGTCTAGGTGCCATGTTTATAATTAATCTTTTTATTTCACCTGATGCAACTTTGTTAAACTTGTCGGCCATAATTTTATGATGCTCGCCTTCTATAAACTCAGGCCAGATGTATTTTACAAAAGACATAAAGTCATCACGCACACTCTGATCTTTTTTCTTTTGATCGAGAAGCAATGCTGTCTGCATATATTCTTTTCTGGTATCTGGTGGTAGATTTTCTATTTGTTCTGGTGTTAGCATTTGAAAAAAAATTTCTACAAAATTTTTGACCTTACGTTTTTTTAATCAAAACGATTTTACGCTAAATAAATCTATCTATCAAGGCTATATATAGTATGTATTGGGACCCCTTTATACAATATCTGGGGTAGGGGTGGGGTATTTCTTTTCTATGTGCTTGACAAAAGGTACCGAATAATTGTAGTATGGGATATTAACAGAAAGGAAAATATATGTTTTTT